GAACACTTGAAGGTATTGGTATTCTCAAACTGGTTTTGGAACACAATGGCTTCAGCCATTTCAAAATAAAGAAAAATGCTGGTGGAATTTGGGAACTTGATATGACACCTGAAGAACTTGCTAAACCATCATTTGCATTATACACAGGAACCGAAGAAGATGATGAGAAGGAGATTTTACGTAATATATTCAACAGTGATTGGAATTTGGTGCCAAACAATATAAGCAATGCATTGCGCTCTGTGGCAGATAATAACCATCTTGGTGAAGTTGTAAAAGTGCTTATGATTACCGCATCTGGTGCAGAAGGTATTGACTTAAAAAATGTAAGATATGTACACATTACTGAACCTTATTGGCATCCAGTTCGTATTGAACAAGTAATCGGTCGCGCACGCCGTATTTGTAGTCATCAGGCGCTACCTGAAGAGTTACGCACAGTGGATGTATATTTATATATGATGGAATTTTCAGAAGAGCAATTATCAAGCGATGATGCACTAGAATTACGACTGCGCGACAAGAGTAAAATAGATAACCAAACGCCACTTACTTCTGACCAAGCAATTTATGAAATCGCCAGCATGAAAGAGTCGGTCAATTCAAAACTGCTTGAGGCTGTGAAAGAAGCTGCAATTGACTGTGTTATACACTCTAAGTCGGGTGCCAAAGAGGGACTGAAATGCTTTACGTTTGGTGGTGTCACTCCAGATAAGTTCGCCACAACACCAAGTATTGCACAAGAAGAGCAAGATGCTGTCACCGAAGCAAACCAGGTTACTATTACGTGGAAAGCAGTTACACTTACTGTGGACGGCATACAATATGCTCTACGCAAAGAAACAGGAGAATTATATGATATTGATAGCTATAAGGCGAAAAATCCTGTATTGGTAGGACATCTTGAAATGAAAGGCAAAAAATATAAAATTACCTGGATTTAGATTAGGATTAACCGTGATATAATTTCTGTTTTCATTTTGTTGGGTTTTAACAAAATGAAGTGTGTTTTATGTAGAGTAAACTATTAAGTGCTATGAGCCTCATAGTTATTAATATCGTCGTTACTAGTGTCGTCGTTATCTAGGTTTTCCTCTTCTAAAAAAGAACTTGCTATCATATTACCACTGTTTACAGGACTAGATATTTTATTACTATTTATAGTTGTTATGAGTTTGAGTTCATCTTGTATTTGTGATACTCTGTTATATGTTTCATCAATCTTTTCCATCATAACTTTCAGCATTGATAGAATATTTGTCAAATCGTTTGAGCTATTAGCAATGGTATTAGTATTAGCAATGGTATTAGTATTAGTATCTAATGGTTTATCCTGATGTCCAAAACGAACTGGATTATTTGTTTTACCGCTTTCTATACCATCACTAAATCGCACAGATTTCTTAGGAGTAGATATACTTTGAACATCAAGATGAATGTTTGGCGAATTGTGGTCAATTTGAATAATTGGTGACGAATTTTGATTAGTGGATGCATTGTTTGTATTCTTTTGTTGCGAACTTTTCTTGTATGCTTCATCAAGATCACGTTGGCGAGATGCTTGTGCTTCTGCTAATAAACGCTCCATCTCGCTACCTATTTTAGCTTCCGTTTTTGTTGCCCGGTCTGTAAAATCAATTTCACTTGGTCTTGTAACATCTAACATCGCTGTCATTTCGGCTCGTTTTTTCTCTAAATCTCCATTTAAATGGGCCATTCTTTGCTCTTGTAGGTCTTCAGCTCTATAAAGTTCGTCGATAGAACCCAATGTCCCACTCATACTTTGATATTGATTATTTTGAAACCGTTTACCTTGTTCCATAGCATTACTATGTTTCGTATCTTGTATAGGATTGAAGTTTGGTAAAAACAAGTCTCTATTTTGACCCATAAGGTTAATAACTTGTGCAACCTTTTCATCGTATGTCTTATCACTGTAGGTTTGGTCAACTTGAACAGTTAGTTTATCTAATAGCCTCTTAACGTTTTCTTTCATATTCGCTGGAAACCCCTTGAAATAACCGCGAGTTTGCAAAGTTTTCCATATAGCTGCTTTATTCTCTACTTCTGTGAAACGATGTGACATAAGATATTATTATTGTAAGGACACGATTGTTTATTTTCTTTAACGCAACTCAAACTATGTGATAAAATTGAGCTAGAATAAACAATGATAATCCATATCATCTAAGCTATACAAGGTGTCAACAGAACATAAAACAACACAACTAACAATGCCCGAAGGACCTGAATGCTACAAGCTTGCGAAAAGAATGGAGGCAATCCTCAAAGATTCTCGTATTATTCGTTTTGAAATATGTGGCGGGCGTTATCAAAAACATGGACCACCTAAGGGCCTAGAAGAGTTTAACCAATATGCTGCTCTTAATAATATAAAGGTCGAACACATCGGTGTAAAAGGCAAACTAATCTATATAATTACAAATTCAGATAATGTGATATTGATTACACTTGGACTTTCTGGGACCTGGGTAAAGAATAAGACAGCATATTGTGGTGTAGAACTACAATATCGCAACACATCTTCGCTATCAGCATATGAAGTCCTAAGGAAAATGTATTTCCGTGATAAGTTGCATTATGGCACACTGTCTTTTGTAAATAATGCCGAACTAGAAAAGAAACTAAAACAGCTTGGTCCAGATGTACTTGATAAGCAGCAATTCACTTGGGAACGTTTCAAACAAATATGTGCAAAGCATTCCAAACATTCGCTTCCAGTTGTTCTGATGAATCAACATTATATTGCTGGAATTGGGAATTACTTGAAAGCCGAAATATTATATGCTGCTAGAGCATCGGTATCGAGTCCAATAGCTGATTATACAGAAGAACAATTATATCGCGTATATCAAGTATGTTCAACAATACCATACAAATGCACATTTGGGAAATACAGACTTAATGTATATGGACGAAAATATGACCCATTTGGAAACAAGGTATTCCGTGTCCAAACAAAAGATAAAAGAACAACTCATTGGGTGCCAAACATTATGCCGATTGACATACGTTTAGGGGTTGAAGGCAACCTACAGGTTACGTCACATATAGAACAATCACAAGAGGATAATGTAACCCAAACTGCTGCTAGCAATGATAACGATATTACATCCGATACACTATATCCGATTGAATTATCTAGTGACAGTGACTAAACATAATATATTACAAATACTTTATACATTTTTAATATATATCATCTAATTAACGTCAATATTATTCACCGCAATGACCCAGGAGTGTTGAAATACTTATCACGCATTTTATGCATTGAATCATCCGTTATTTCACCTCCAACTAAAAATGATTGCGGACTACGTATGTCTTTCAGCAGCGATGTAATTGCGTAAAGACTATACATTCCACACTCATTATCACCTCTTTGATGAATTCGTGGAGAGTTCTGTATAAACTCCAAATCCATTCCCAGTTTGTCTGCTTGTTTCTGTATACTTTTCACAAGTTTAATGACTTGTTTTGGCGCTGGATCTCCTGCACTATCAAAATAAAAGATATATCCTCTTTTGAGATTAACAAACAAAGAAACCCAATGTGAACCCGGTAAATAATGTGGGTCTGTGTTAAATATCACACCAATCTTGTACTTCTTACGCTTTATAAAACTATTCAAGTCAAACTTACATAACTCTTCCCAAACACATTCACCATATGCTAAGTGTGTGTCATAATCCATAGGACTTGGTCCTATAAACTCAAAACAAGGATATGCCTTTTCATACTGCTTCATAACCTTTTCAATATCTATTGACGATAACCATTCGTGTGGATTCTTTACCCAAGATGTTGGTGCTTCTGGTGCGAAGTTCAAATTACGTAACTTCGTCGCTAATTTATCATCCACAAAATGCTGGTTTAACCAACATGTTTCGCTCTCACACACTTCACTTAGCCTTGACTTCAGTTCACGCCATATTTTCTTAGCATCATTTGTTTTGATTATATCATCCGGATGCCGCGCATTCCACAATGTCTTCAATTTCAATAATGATTCATCTGTATAGCAAGTGTATTCATTCTTTCTTCCCAAACTACAAGCCAAACGCTTACGACTCTTTCCGTTGCTACCGCCTTTGTAAATATTCTTTTTGGTTCGCTCGTTTCTTTGAGTATTCCTACGTCTACTCATTCTTTTGTTATATGTATTCTTATATTTTACTCGCATTTTTGTTCTCATATCTTATATTCATATTTTTCTTTACACGTTCAGAATTGTTCTTTCAGTGTATTAGCTAGATTCGCCTTTATGATTAGGAGTATGTTGAGATAAATTCTTCTTCCGCAAACTTGGGTCTTTGAGATTCACACGTGGTTTTGGCGCTTCGCTCATTAAACGCATTTCACGCTTCTTTGGTGTATCAACACCATTATCTTCACGTTTTACTTTTGTGACGAGTGTATCAAATGTGTTCGGCTTTGTTTTATAATTAGATATACCTAAATCTATCTTCGATAGCGATTTAATAGTCCTTTGGTCTACAATATCATCTTTATTACTATCGTCATTCTCAACCATAATCGTATCTGTTCCTGTTCCAGACCCTGAATCTTCGCAATATTCTATATTGTTATCCCTCTTATTATCTAGTTCACCTTGGATACAATCAACTGTGTCCGCCATCTTGAATTCTTCTATTAATCTCTTTGCAAACTTATCAAACGCATTTCGCACATTATCGCTTATCGGATGAGAATTTGGCTGTTTATTACGTAATATAGATTTAACCACATCGTTAATTCGCGCTCGATAGAACCTCATATCCTTTTTTAACTCACGTTTTTCTCCTTCCAGTATTCCATTAATAGTAGCACTTGTTCTTCCTTTTGTTTCTTTCGTATACATACCGTTTGTAAGTAATGTCAATGTTGCTAGGTCAGCTATATTTTTCATGTGATTAGGTTTTTCGGATTCGTTTTTAGTTGCATTTGTAGCTGTAGCTGTAGCTGTAGATGTAGAAATAGCCGATTCCATATTGTTTGTTATAATGAAAACATATTATTGTAACAAACGCGTAGAGTTATTCAATAAAACTAAGGGAAAAAGACTCATAAAGTTA